GTATTAGCATTATTGGAAAGATGACAAAACTTCTTGGACCAGATGGAGAAAATCTTACAAAAGATGGTTTGGGCTTAAAGGTTAGACTACAAATGGTTAGTGCAGAATCTAAAGGTAGAATTGGTATGCAAGCAATTGCTAGTAAATCAACAGAGATGAGACCACAAGATTTTGGGAACATTCTTGGCTACGGTGCTGCTGGTGCAGGTATTGGTGCTGCTAGTGGTGCTATTGCAGGTGGGGCTATTGCTGCTCCTACTGTTGTTGCTACCCCTGTTGGTGCAGCAATTGGTGCAGTTATTGGTACAATTATTGGTGGCGTTGCTGGAGTTATTCATGGAATGGAAGATAGGGCTAAGAGAATTTCATCTGCAGGTGGAGCATTTGCAGGTATGGATAAAAATTCTTTGGAC